CGGCGAGGTGAGATCGGACATGGGCTTCCAGAACCTTCTGCATCTGGTGGGCCTCGACGCCAAGCTCGGCTGCCATGAGGGCTGCGACACGCACAGGCCAGTTGATCCAGCTGTCACGCTCTTCACGAGCAAGCCGGAACACCAGCGCGCTTGCCCTTGGTCGATCGACGAGTTCGCCCTTCATGCGCTGCAAGCGCAAGCGCGCCAGATGGGCCTTGGCGATCTCATGGGCCGTTCTGGCCTGAACGAAGGTGACATTCCCGCTGGCGGGCAGGCCCTGTTCTTTCAGCGTCTCGCGCACAGACCCTACCGCAGCGTCAGCAACGGGTTTCAGCTTCGCAGCGGTTTGGCTTTCGCGCTTTGGCTCTGTGCTGCGTTCCCAGGATGCGTCAGCTTTTGCTGGGTCTACCGAGCCGTCGGCTTCCAAGGTGATGCGACCGGCGCTCGCAGCTCTGAGCACAGCAACATGGCTCACGCCGCGATGCCTGGCATAAGCGCGGATCGATACTCCCATGATGTTTGGGCCTCAGAAATGACGAGCCCGCCAATTCGACGGGCTTATTTCATCGCGTGGATGGCATTGAAGGCGCGGCGAAGAAGATAGGACCGCACCAAGGAAACGACAGTGAAGATCAAACCCATGCCGATGTTCTGACTGAAGCTGGCGTGCAGATCGAAAAGCGGAAAGACCAGCATCTGGGTCAAGACCGCTACCCAGAATCCGACTAGCACATTCACGATGGCTTCAATCATGGACATCAAACGCGACTGCATTACGAGGCGCCTTTCTGGCTTTGCGCAGCTGTATTTCCCAGACGCTCAGTTTCCAAATCACCAAAACTTCGGTCAGCACCTGAAAGAATAGCATTCTCACCTGTCAAATTTTGCCACCGCGTCACGATCACATCGACGTATTTGGGATCAAGCTCGATGAGGCGTGCTCGGCGACCGGTGTTTTCGCAGGCAATCATCGTAGTCCCGGAGCCACCAAAGGGATCCAGTACGATGTCCCGGCTCTTTGAGGAATTACGTATCGCGCGCTCCACGAGCGCTACCGGCTTCATGGTCGGATGCAGATCGTTTTTGTGGGGCTTATCGACGAACCAGACATCGCCCTGGTCGCGCGCGCCGCACCAATAATGGTCCGCACCGTCCTTCCAGCCATAGAGGATCGGTTCGTATTGGCGTTGATAGTCCGCGCGCCCGAGCGTGAAGGTGTTCTTGGCCCAGATCACGAAGGTGGACCATTTGCCCCCGGCCTCGCGGAACGCTTTCTGGAGCGTATCGAGTTCGGATGAAGACATACAGATGTAGACGGCGCCCTTGGTGACTGTAAGGATGTTGACGCTGGCGTCGTAGAGGAACGCGCCGAAACTCTCGCCAAGGGCATCGTTGAGGATCGCGCGGTTCTTGCCACGCTGCTTGTCGCTGGCTGAATTGGCGTAGTTCACGTTGTACGGCGGATCGCAGAACGTCATATCGGCGAGTTGCCCACCAAGCACCGTCTCGACATCGCCGAGTACAGTTGCGTCGCCGCAGACAACCCGATGCTCGCCGCAGATCCAGACATCGCCTGGGCGGCTAAGGGGAATGGTAGGCGGCTCAGGCGCTTCGTCCGAGACCTCGGTGGCTTCGATTGTGTCGGCGAGCAAACGATCAAGGGCCGCATCGTCGAACCCGAGGAGATCCAGATCGAAGTCTTCTTGCTTCAGCGCCGCCAATTCCGCCGCCAGCATTTCATCGTTCCAGCCACTGTTGGATGCAATCTGGTTGTCGGCGATCATCAAAGCGCGGCGCTGGGTAGGGCTGAGATGCGCTAAGACGATGACGGGTGCTTGATCGAGCCCCAACTTGCGAGCGGCCATGATGCGCCCATGCCCTGCGACGATCACACCGTCATCGCCAACCAGCACGGGGTTCACGAAACCAAACTCTGCAATCGAGCCCGCGATTTGTGCGACTTGCGCGTCCGAATGGGTGCGAGCATTGCGCGCATGGGGGATCAATCGGTCGAGCGGCCATAGCTCAACCGGTCCTGCAAATGACATCGCCATGCAATTCTCTATCTTCGATGTGCGGGGAGGTGAGTGGTAACTTGCAAGTGGTAACCACGGGGGCGGCGTACCACCCGCTCAATTGCAGGAAACGCCTGCTAGACGGGCTTATCGGTCAGATATGGGCGGAGACTGGTAACTTGGATTTACGGGCTGAGGCTAGCGAAATTGGGCGCTGAGCCCCCCCGTGTTACCAGGGGTACGGGAAGGACCCGCGATGTCGAGCCTGCATCCCATCCCCCGAAGAGAAGACGCCCGAAGCAAACCTCCGGGCGCATTTGTGAGCATCCAATATCGGAACTTTTAGAACGATCTCGACCTGCCGTCAATAGAAAAATGATAGCAATGACAATGAGATAGGTGCTTCGAACGGCTTCGAAGAACTGGGTTCCATTGCGCATTGCTGTCGTGTGGATAAGCCCTCTCATAGCCTGAAGACACGCACCAAAGCGTTCAGGGCGATGCGAAGATTGCCGATGTCATCACCCGGCCATTGCCCTGCATCCTCATCGGTGCAGACCACTCGGTACATGAGCAGCGTGGGCCGACGTGCCCCCGAAAAGCGCTGTTCTCGATCACATTGATCAAGCGCATCGCTGGCTTGCTCGAACCGTCGCTTGAGGCGTTCGATCTCCTCAAGCACAGGCTCGCTAGGCGAGCTGCCAAAGATCCCCTCGTTGATGAGGATCCCCGCCACAGAACTCGGACTTGGGACAGGCAGGCCCATCGTCAGGTGATGCTGGTGGTAGAGTTTGGCGAAGGCGAGGCCCGCCTGATACTGAACGTCGCTGATGGCTACGCGAAACGCGAGACGACCAAGCGAGGTGCCAAGTCGCTCGTCGCGGGCCTGCTTGGCGCTAACGCCGTAGTGGCGCTGCCGAGCTTCCAGCACAGTCGACATGGCCTCGCGTTCTGTTTCGCCCTTCACGCGTTTGCCGCATGCATGACGTTTGCCGGGTTTGCGTTTGCGACCACGGATCATCGCACACCCCCAGCGGTTGCATTGGCCCAGAGGAGGATCGCGATGGCGTCAGCCTCGTTGTCATCGGTGGGTGAGAACCCGCGTTCCCGCAGGGCGGCGATCACAGCGGCCTTGTCAGCATTGCCCTTGCCAGTAGCGAAGCGCTTGATGGTTCCGACCGGCACGCCTTGGTAGGCGAGCCTTTGCTCTTCGCACCAGGCGCTGAGGCAGGCCAGGAAGCCCCCGTAGATGTGGGCGGCATCCGTGCCAACGTGGCGGCGGACTTCCTCGAAGTAGACTGCTTGGATCACATCGCCGCCTTGGACGAGTTGGTTCAGCCAGTTGCGGAAGCGCAGATAGCGCATGCCGCCGCCGTCATAGCGGCTGGGGCGGAATGACACCGTGCCGCTGGCAATGGGTCCGGCTGGGGGCTTCATGGCCCATCCGGTGGTTGTGCCAAGATCTAGGGCGAGGATTGATCCTGTTGCGGGGTTTGGACTGACGGTAGGTAGAGTCCGGGCATGCGTAGACATGGATGGTCTCCGTTGAAGGTGTGATGGGGGCGGTTTGTGCAGGGAGGATTCAGGCCCGATGTTTGGCGAGGCTGATTGACCTCACCATACGATCGGGATCACAGGGTCAGGGTGGTCCCGTCTGGATGGGTTCTAGGATCGGCCTCAAAACCAAAGACGGACTGGTGACGTGCCCAACCGTTATCGGTGGGCACACACCCCTTAGGGTAGGAAAAACCGGATTCCGTATTCTGTTGTAATTCATTGATTTAATTGAATTATTTCCAGAATTCGGAGCACTCCGGATTCTGCAACATTCCGGATTCCGGATTCTGCAGCAAAGTGTTGATATCGCTTCGCTTTTTTCAGAATCCGGAATCCAAACTGACATTTCGGATTCCGGATTCCGGACACGTTCCGGATTCTGCGGAGGGGTGAATTGGGGGTCGAAAACCATGGCTTAATCCTCCCCCTGGTCGACCCAGATATCGGGGTTCTCGACCGGCATCAGGGCCCCTGTTTGAGGGCACATGAAGTCGGTAGGGCGGACTTTCAGAAGCGCTGATGTCACCTCGCCGGTCTCGGCATCAATCGCCTCGGCGGCACTTTTGAGGACCATGTCCTTCACGCAGAGGTAGCCAAATTTTACACCCGCAATCTTCAGTCCGAGCTTTCTTGCCTCGTCGCCACGCACGTACTTGACGTGACCTTTGGTCGCCAAAACCTGAAGTCGGTCGAGGATCCCTGTGCGCCCACCCAGGCTCCCCCTGTTTTCAAACTTCGAGGCAAACTGCGTTGGCGTGAACATCTTCCCATGCGCAGCCTGTCCGGCAATCATGCGCAAGATGACATCACCCTTGCGGTCGCGTTCGGCATCAAATTTCGCACCGGCCTCTTTGGCCACAAGCCGCTCGTTCATGGGATTCTGTTCAACCCATTGGCCATTCACCTTGTCGATGAGTTTGGCTGGCAAGGCGGGACCATTGCGCAACTCGATCTCGAGCTTGCGCAGCGTGTCATCCTCATCCGGTCGGTGCATGATCAGGCCCGAGGTGTAGAAGCCGCGCAACGCGCTTGCGCCTGACAGTGCAAGGAACGGATCATCCTTCACCTGTTGCTTGGAGAGCTTCTTGGTATGATGCGCCAGAATGATCCCGCAGCCGGGCGCCACAGCGTCACGAAGGCGCTCAACCCGGTGCATCAGAAAGAACATCATCGCGGCATTATCGTTTTCGCCACCGCCATCCTCGCCGCCATCAAACAGGTTGCGGATTGGATCAAGACATATGATGTCGGGTGGGCCGTTGGCGAAATCTTCTCGTATGGCGTCAGCTGTGAGCGCCACACCTTTTTCATCAAGCAACAGTTTCAACTTAGGCGTCGCGATAAGCCGATCAAGTGCGCCATCTACAACGGCTTTGTCGAGTTTGATGTTTTGCAACCGTTCGCGCAAATAATCGTACTGGATCTCGGCTTGAAGGTAGAACACGTTGAGCGGACGCGGTGGTGTAAAGCCGAGGAAGGGAACGCCCGCAGCCATGTGAACCAGCATGCTGATCAAAAAGTCGCTCTTGCCGACTTTCGGCGCGCCGCCCAATACGAGAAGCCCGCCCGGCGTCAACACGCGCGGCGCAATGATGTCTTCCGGCATCGGCGATGTGTCGGCCATGAGTTTACGAAGCGGATACCGCTCCAGCTTCACTGGTTCCGCTTGGGTGTCGAGACGAACAAGCGCAGGGCCGTTCTTCTTGATATGCAGCGCCCAGAGCCTGTCGGCTTCATCCCTAAGACGCTCCTCAGGCCAAGCGGGTCGCAGCATCGCGGCGTTGTAGCCACAGATGCCCTCCCAGCCGTCGTTGGGGCTGATCTTGCCTTCATGGACGAGCCTGACGAAGTAGCCGATCGCGGCGCTTGCGCCCTCAAACCGCGTCCATAGGTCTGCGCCCCCTTCATGCACGGGCGTTATCAGTACATCTTGCAGGCAGGGCTTCGAAGTATTGCTTGCTGATGGCTTGGCGCCTGCGCCAACCAAGAGGGGCATGGCGTCCACGAGTTCGGCGAAGGCACGCAGATCAGCCTCGAATGCGTTGTGTTCCCGGATCTGGACAAGGCGCTGCGATCCGCCCTTGTGGTAGACAGAGCCTGCGACACGGATAGGCTGATGGGCTGAGCGAAAATGCGTATCGCCGCCGACCTTCACAGCGATATCTCCTCGCAGACGGCACAGAAGCTCAAGATCCTCCGCAGCGGCGGGCTCTGACAGCTTCCACCAGACATGGAGTTTATCAGCGCCCTCGGCGGTGCGGCCCCCGCTTTCAATAATGAGCGTTGGACGTCCAAGGTGCGCAATCAGATGCCCGAGCTTGGCGCCGATGTCGCCAGCATCAAGATCAACCACGATGGCCTGCATCTGCAGGACCTCGGGCGCCCGTGCCTGTCCTTGCTCTGCGACGGTGCCGGGGATGACATAGACTGCAGCGCCCTCGCGCCATGCCCATTGGGCGAAGGTCGTGAGCTTGTCGAGCGCGGTCGCGTCTGCGTCGATCCAAATATTGTTTGGCTTACCGTCCTTGCCCTGGCCCTTGTCGACAAAGCCACGGACTGGGATCATGCCTTCGCAATAGCTGAACACGACATCCAGAAAGATGTTCAATTGCGCGGCATCCGGTTCAATGCCGAAGGGATCTTCAGGCATGACGACGTCATTGAAGTCGCGCCATGGATTGAAATGGATGATTTTGTCGTCGGTCATGATCAATTCCTCTGGCTTGTCTGGGTTGTGCGGCTGCAGGGAGAAGCGGTCAGGCGGGCAGGCTCCAACAGCGATTGGCCCACGAACACATGCGGCACTCGAAGAAGTCGCGGTCGCGTGCGATGCGAGGGAGCAAGTCACCTGCATCGGTCGCCATTAGGACGCGCACTGCGCGGTCGCTCATGCGCTGGGCGAGTTCCGCATCAAAGGGTACGAGCTCGTGATGGAGTTCGGCTGTGTCCTTGTTGATGGCGGTAAACAGCGCTGGGTTGGTCGCGAGCCCCGGGACGGCTGCGTCCATATAGGCTTGGTAGAGAGCGATCTGCGCGGCGTAGACTGGCTTGGAGACTGCGACGCCATTCTTGACCGTGTCGCGCCAGTTCTTGGCGTTCATGGTTTTGCATTCCCAGAGCGCAGGAACTCCAAGGCTCAGAGATTTTGGCGCAGCATTGATGACGCCATCGACGTGACCACGCATTCGCCCGCCTGCGACTGAAAAGCCGAACTGCTGGCCCTCTGGGTCATTGCCCTTGCGCGTGTATAGATCGACCCCGGCGGTGCGCAGCCAATGGATGGCAAGGTCTTCGAGCGCATGGCCAATGCCGAAGATCCGCAACGTGCGGCCAGAAAAGTCAGCGCCATCGTCTTTTGGGGCGCCCGCAAACTCAAATTGCAGTGCGCGTTCGCAGGGGTGGCCAACGCGGGAGCCTCCAAGATATTCGCGTGCTACCCGTGTCGCATTCTCGGCAACCAGCGCTGTATCGATACAGGCATTAAGCTCATCGGCGAATTTTGGAACGTGATTGAAGTCAAGCATCAGAAGGGGATCTCCGGATCGGCGATGGCGATTTCGCGCATGGCTTCTTGAAAGCCGCCGAGGGCGACTTCGATGAGCGTGAGGACTTGTTGTTCGCAGAGATCGATCAGTCTGGTTTCCCAGCCGATCTCCTCCATGACCTCCGCCACCATTTTCATGGCATGACGGATGGCGGCGTGTTCCTGATCGGTGAGATCAACCATTGCGGTGGACCTCCGCGCTCTCGCTGAGAAGAAGACCTGACAGGCCCTTGAGCAGAACCAGACCGTGGGGCGGGGCCTTGACGACGCCCAAGGCTCCTTCCAGCCAAAGCCGCGCGTGGGGCTGCGGCAGAAGGCGCAAAGTTCGAAGCGGGGATGCCAGCAGGTGAAGCGATGGCTTGCGTGCGTTCGGGGCGACATGAAACATCTCCATCACGCCGCCACCGTCAGTGCGCCGCTTTTGGCCTCAGCAATCCGTGACCGGATGGCAGTTGCATTGAAGCGAAGGCTCAACATCGCGGACGCCTGGTAGCGTGTCAGGCTGAAGTCGAGGCGGCATGCGGGCGGCAGATAGGCGAGCTGTTTTTGCGTTGGTGGTTGGCGCAGCCAGGCCTTTGTCTTGTGAGCGCTCTCATCGCTTTCGTTGGCGTTGAGCCAATCATCCGCTGCTGCAATGCAGATCAGTTCTTCCCCCACGGCCAGCAGCGTGGCGCGCTTTTCCTTGCAGCCACCAACCGCATACCAACGTCCGTCCTCGCAAAAGACACCCGCCCAAGCGTTGAAGCCGTTTGCGACGAGGCTCGCGCCGTCGCCCTCGACATCGACCCACTGGAAGCTCGAGCGCGCAAGAAGGTCGATCTCCGTCATGACGAAGTGACCGAGCACTCCGGGATCTTGACGCTCGTTAGACGTTTCCCAGAAATGACCACAGAGTGGGCACTCCGTGACAGCGGAGGGAACGACGGCCTCGCATTGCGGACAGGTCTTGGTGGGAGCATCGTTTGCAGGCTCGCGCCCGTTCAGATCAATGTCCTGCTCAAGCGATCCGTGGATGAGGCTTGAGGTTCCAAAGTCGAGGATCACGCAATCGGTCTTGACGACGCCCGGATAGTCTTCCGGGTTCACTGTGCGCAATCCGCGTCCGACCATCTGGATCATGGTGGACTTGTAGGAAGAGGGGCGCAGCAACACGACGCAGGAAGTCGGCGGATGGTCCCAGCCTTCCGTGAGTACGCTCACGTTTGTGATGATCTGAATGTCGCAGCGATCATAGGCTGCAAGCGTCGCCCGGCGATCAGGGTCGCTCATCTCGCCATGAACTAGCGCAGACGACACCCCAGCTGCATTGAAGGCGTCACAAACATTGCGCGCATGATCTACGGTCGAGCAGAACACGACGGTCTGCCGGGTGGCGGCCTTCGCCTTCCAGTTCGCAATGACTGAATCTGTGACCGGCGACTTGTTCATGATGGCGTCGACTTGCGCCATGTCGAAGTCAGATGCCTTCTTGCGGACGCTCTTGAGCTTTTCTTGAACGCCGACGTCGATGACGAAGGTGCGCGGTTGCACCAGATGACCGGCTGCAATCAGTTCGCCAATGCGGATCTGGTCACTGACATTGCTGAAGACTTCCCGCAGACCCTGCCTGTCACCACGATTGGGGGTCGCTGTGACGCCGAATATTTTCACGGCGGGGTTACGCTGCAGTGCCCGATCAATGATGCGACGGTAGCTATCAGCGACAGCGTGATGTGCTTCATCGATCACGAGCAGGTCGAGGGCGGGCATCTCCTCAAGGTTTGCCGGGCGGCACAGCGTCGGCGCCATGGCGAAAGTCGCCTGTCCAACCCATGACTTCTCATTGGCGTCAAACACCGAGGTCGAAATCGATGGGTTCACCCGTGAGAATTTGGACTTGTTCTGGTCAGTGAGTTCATCGCGATGGGCGAGCACACAGGCCTTGGCGGAATTTCCAGCGATTACCTCACCGGTAACAGCTGACAACATGATCGTTTTACCGGCGGCGGTGGGCGCGACACCGAGCGTATTGCGATGGGT